AGGCACGGCCATTCGTCGCCGCACCATGCACACAGTTGCGTGCGGCAATCGCACTCTTCGTCTTCGCACCCGTCCATGTCCATGCCCTGATGCTTGCCCGCATCCTTGATGAGTTCGGCGTTGCTCATTTTGTGCCTTTCCTTGCATAGCGTTCTAGGAACTTGCGGATCTCTTCTGACAGCACTTCCCCGCGCGCGTCTGCGACCTCTTGAGCGGCAGCCCAGAGAGCGTCAGACGTGCGGATCGTGCGCGGGACCATCGGCGGGCGGCTCATGCGGATGCCCAGGCGGTCTTCGTTGGCGCGCAGCCCTGCCCTGCCCGCAAGAGCGCGTCAGATTCTAGCGCACCAAGAACATCGTTATCGCGCAGCCTAAGGCCGCCCGTGGGGAGCGAATCAATCAGGTCACGTATCCGTTCAATCACCTCGTGGCAATCGGGCTCGGACATTGCGCCATGTTCTTGCGGGCGGGTCATGCGGAGCGCTTTGCGTTGGTGAAGGTCCTAAGCAGAATGCCGCCCAATCCGCGCGCTTCATGGCGTCCGGCATGCCCCTGCTTGCGGGTGCAAGCGAAACCTTCGCGGGTGGCACGGCAACCGCCGCCTGTCTTAGTGTTCTGCGTCTTCGCCATGTTCTTATTCTATGTCGTCAGCAATACGAACCGCAATACAAAACACAAAGAATCCCAAGAAACTTTCCACCCACGCAAAAGGCCCGCAAGCTTTCGCGTGCGGGCCTCCTGGTTGCTCGGGGTCTAGTGGTCTTGACCGTTGCACTCGTCGTCCGCGTGCCCGAGGTCGGCGCATGTCATCGGGTCGCCCTGTTCCTCTTCATCCATGTCGAGCAGGAAATTCATGCTGATAGTCACGTCAACCATCCGACCCTCAGCATCTACGGTGCCGGTTATGAGGATAGGCACGCCACCAGACAGGTCGGCCAGAATCGCGGGGAGGTCACTAGCCTGCCTGACGTAGCCACTGCAACCCCTGTCTGCTGCTGCCTTCAGGTTGTCCCTAAGCTTGGTGCGCTCGCTCATCGTTTCTCTTCCTTCGTCTCATACGGATTGTCATTCTGAACTAGCCACGGCACATCGGCTTCCCTTATCGCGCCTAACTCGACGGCAGCCCATAGCGCACCTTCAGCCCACACTTCAGCTTTCACCCGTCGCAGCTCCACCAGGTTCGCCGGCAACCCAACCCCAGCCACCAACGCGTCTAGCTTGGCTTCTGCGCGGTCGTGGTCCCAGTCGCCAACACTCTTAGCCTGACGCTTCCCTGTGCCGTCTGTGACCCGGTACAAGCCCACCCAGTACCCTTTGCGTCGACCCTGGCTGAGTTGGTAGAGGGAGCCTGTGCCGGGTGCGCGCTGATTAGGTGGCGGGGTCATCGGTAGCGGGTTTCGTTGTACGTGTTCGCCTGCCCGAGTCGCAGCTTTTGCAGTTCGTGATAGCGGGCGAGATTGTGCACCTGCACTTCCCGCTCAGCAGGGCTTACCTGAATTGCCATAGCGCCTGCCAGGATTTGCCCGCCACTCACTGGGCGCGTCTCCTCGGCGCTCACCTGGTTGCCCCAGCAGATTCAAGCGCGTCGGCTAGGCAGTGTAGGAGGTTGTGCAATATCGGGTTGCCGCCATATGGGAACAATGCTGGCCCCGCAATCCGCCGCGCCTCTGCTATCAACTCCGCGTTGCTCATTTGCCACCCCTTGCGTCTCGTGCCCGATTCTCGTTCATGATCTGCGCGACTGTTGCCATGATTGGGGGTCGCGCAACCCCGGGATCTCTTCTCGCCAGTCCGCCGCTCGCTGCGGTCAGGGTGAGTCTTCTGGTGGTGAGTGCCGTAGCATTCATGGTGGTTCCGTCCTTGTTCGTAGCTTGGATGGGGTTGAGGTCCGGTGCTTCTTGAGAGCGCCGGGCCTTTCTTGTTTCTGCGTTGTTATGAATCTAGTACGTGTCAAGCCATCGTCAAGCCACCGACACTCTGGAACGCACCCCCAATTCGGGGGACAACGCAGAAAAGCGCCCCACCCGGCTCCGAAGAGTCGAGTGGGGCGATGATGCTATCTGGGTCGAATAGTTCGGGCTGTTTTTTCTGGGGGCACCCTCACTGGGGGTGACATTCAGCCCGGCACTGACGGATGCCGGGCGTACCTTCGGATCATGTCCAAGACTTCCAGCGCGCGGCTTGCGTGGCGCGCCGTCGCCCGATCAGCTAAAGCCATTCGCGCATTCGTTGTCGCCAGCATCGAGGCATTCCTGCTGCGCGAGATGCTCGACATTGAATGCCCGCACGACCCGCTCAACCCGTGCGCGGACTGCGACAACGCCGCACGGGCCGAACGCTGGTAGTTGGCCTGCGGGCTTAGAAGCTCACCGGCCACTGAGCAACGATGGCGTCAGAGAGGGCCGTGTGTCCGAATGCGGACGGGTGGATACCATCGCTCGTGTACTTGTTCGCCGTGCCGTCAACCTTCCATGTGCCACTGTTGCGGGCCGACTCAACGGCGTCAGCGGTCTCGAAGTATCCGATCGCCGGATGCCCGGCCTGCCCAAACGTGATCGCACCAGCCGTGCCAGCTGCGACAGCAACGAGCGCGGTGCTCATTGGCGCTCCGGCACGCAACCAGTCATTGACCGGGGCTCGCACGGTCGTGTTGCCGGTCGTGTCGGTCTGGTTCGCGGTGGTGGCGTAGAGGTCGGTGGAGGTCACCCGCGGCACGAGGGTGCAGGCGTACGCACGGATGCCCTGCGCTGCACGGGCGCGCCAGTTGAGGATAAGGCGCGCCTGAATCTGCGCCAGCGTTGCCGTGGCGAAGTCGTTGGTGCCGTACATCTCAATGGAGTGAGTGCACCCCGTGATCGCCGCCGAACGCTGCCGAAAACCGAGGGACGAGCCGCTGCTTGACGCAGACCCTGCATACCCAACGTTGACCGACACTTTGCCTTTGGCGGTGGCTGCGAGTCGCGAGAACGAGTTCATGGCACTCGGCACCGCTGCACCGGTTCCCGCCGTGATGCTGTCACCGATGAGCGCAATGACATCGAGGTCGGCCCGGTTGGTCAACGCCAGTGTGGCGATCGGGCCGTACGCGTTGCCCGATACGGACGTCTGCTCGGTGGAGGTGGTGAAGTCGTCACCCGCCGTTCCCGTGAGCACCCAGTCGCCTCGCGTGGACTGCGCCAGATAGGTGATGGGCCACTTCATGCCAGCGGACGCAACCGAAACCTTCGTGCGAATCTTGAGGTTCGTCTTGTTGAAAGTGGCGTTTACAGGGTCAGAGATTGCAACACCCGATGGGTCAATGACAACGTCCCGTTTACCGTTGAAGTAGACGGCGGTGAACGAGCCGGAACTGTTCTTGAGCCCGGCACGGACGGTGATCGCGTTGGGTGCGGCGAGAGAGGCCGTTTCATTCACGAATACCAACCGGACCCCTGAAGCGTCGGCGGTGATGTTGCACTCAATCTCGGCGTTGGAATCAATGGCGACACCGTCCGACTGGGCGGTCGAGCAATGCATGCCGTTTACGTCACCAACATGCACGGCGCTTTTAGACCTGATCGCCGCAGCGAGCTGCGCCGCCAGCCCGACAGCGCCGAGTTGCATCCAACGGGAGTCACCCTGCGAATTGATGAGCGCCTTGACGTTCGTGTCGGTCAGTCGCGAGGGCAGGTTGGCATCAGTCACGAGGACGGGTGCGAACCTGCCGTCTTGCCGCGTCTGATCATTGACGATCTTGCCGTCAATGGTGGCAGATAGGGCGGTTGCGCCGAGTCGCGTGGGTACCTGTGCTTCGGGGAGCAGCGCTGACCCGTCAAGGGATGCGACACCGTTAGCCGCGCCCCTATTGATCGACGCGGCAGACCCGGCAGCAGACGACGCGGACGACGCAGCCTCAGCCGCCTTCGTAACCGTTGTGTCGCGTGCCGCGTAAACCGTCGCCACCCACGCCGGGGCCACATACTCGCCAGCAGGCAGGCCAGCGACCACATCAATCAGGTCAGTCCACGACACCGACGCCAAGTTCGGCACCGTCACCGTGCGCGAAGACTGCCTAGTCTGGATGCCCGTCGTGGTGTACTCAACCAGATCAAGCCACAGTTCAACCGCGAACCCATCCGGTGTGTACGGCAGCGTAAACGGTGCCGCACCAGAAGCATCCTTGAACTCGCCACCAACGACCTGCCCCAAGCCCTGCACGGGCAGCACAACATCGCCGCCATAACCGAACTGTGCTGTTACGCGCGCCGCGATCTTCCCGTTCGCAAGGTTGAGTGTTGAGTCGAGTAGTTTCGGCGGTGTAATCAGAATGGGCACGGTGGCTCCTATAGTTCAGGGGTGGTTTAGAGGGGTAGGTGCCGGGGTTACGCTGCGGTGTTGACGCGAACTGCAAACGCCTTCAGCACGGACAGGACCGTGGCAAGCGCGGCAACAGAGAGGACCGTTTGCACGTCGACCTCGAGGATGCCGATAGCGCCAGCTCCGAGGGTGGCAATCGCGGACTGTGCGGCGGTAGAAATAGCACGGTCGGCAAGGTCAATCCAGAACGCACGCGAATACTTTCTGGGGGTAGTGAGGTCAGTCATGGTGTCTCCTTAGTTGCTGAAAATGGTGGTAATGACCTGGCCCAGACCCGCCCCAAGAACACCGGACGCGCCAATCCAAATCCACAAATACTTCTCGATCGCACGGATACGGACCTCATGGTCAATAACTTGCTGCGGCAACGGGTCCAGCTTTCTGCCGACCGCCTGCACTTCTTGATAGATGGCGGCGAGCGTGATTCTCACGGCAGGCTCGTCATCACTCAAAACACGACCCCCCATTCGGGCTTAGGTAGTTACGAGTAGTGCGGGATAGGTTCATTGCTAGCCCTCCTATCTTTTTATTCAGGTGGGTTGGGTTAGCCCCCGGTCGATACTTGGCGTGTCGACCGGGGGTGTTGGGCATCGGCAGAAGTCGCAGGATCGCCCGTGGATGCACGTCGAGTTCCAGTTGTGCCTGCACCCCATGACGCACCTCCTAGATCGGAACTACTCGGTACCGGCGACCTGCGCGGCGGTGAGCGACTTGGACTCTTCGCCGGTCAGGGTGGGCACACCGAACACGTCGAGGCTCTGCACCGTGTTTACTCCGCCGTCGAGTCCCCGCGAGGCGAGGGAGGCTTGCACCCGGCCCAGTTCGGCGACGGAAGCCACCAGCCGCCGTGTGACGAGGTTTGACAGCCACACCTTCGGGGAATCAGCGGTCTTCACGAGAACGGGCAGGTTCGCGGCCCGTGCCGCCTGGTGCAGTAGTGCACGGTCTTCGTCGGTGAACATGTCATCCTCCTGGATGGTCGTTTGAGTGGTGCCGGCTGTAATCGTGGCGGTGAGGGCGTTTGCGTCGCGCACAACCCGGTCTAGGTCAATCCCGCCTGGGCAGGCGGTCGCATAGCTGGCACCGTGGCGTGAATACACTTCACGGTGCCCGAGGACCCGGTCCCGGTTGCAGGGAATCGAGTAACGGCGGCACCAGTCAGCGACCACCTTGGCGAGCGACCGGTAGGACGCTTCGCTGATAGTCCAGCCGGGAGCGCCGCTATTGTTGATCGTCTCGACCGACAGCGACTGGCCATCCCAGAGCGCGCTAGACAGGGACCAAGCCCGGTAGCTCTCGTCCATCATTGAAGCGATGTTCGGCCCGTCGATGATCAGCGTGCTGGACACCTCCTTGGCGCCCAACTCCATCTGCACGACGCCGCTGAAGCTGGTGGACGCCGCATGATGAATGACGACATACCGGGGGACGCTGCCATTGCGGCTCGACTTCTGCGGGGTGTCGTAGATTTGGGTAGCGAAAGGCGACCTGGGCATCAGACGGTCACAAACGTGACCGCGGCCAAACTGACGTTGGTCAGCGGGCCCGTGGTCAGCATCGTCACAGCACCCGACGCCTGCACGTTCACACGCGCATACCCCGTCGCATCGATCGGATACGTGCTCGGCATGCCACCCGGAACATCAGTGCGGAAACCCGGATCAAGGGTGAACATGATGACGTTGGCACCCGTCGTCGAAGCACGCCCACGGAAACTAACACGCCCATTGCGGCGCTTGTACTGCACCGGGTTGCTGGCCTCGTTAGTCCACCCTGCGGTCAGGGTCGGGGTAACCCACGCGCCGTCCTCATAGATGATCTTCCACCCAGCCAACGCGTACCGGTATTCGTTCCCGTCAGTCGTGTCACCCCACGTCAGGCCAACCCACAGGTCGCCGCCAGTAGCGGCCAGACGTTCAGTCGCAGTGCCAACCCTACGATTGCCAACCTTCGCCGCATACGCTGCCGCCTGAGTCGGATTCACCGCCAGATCGGGGGCATCCCCATCAGCGAACTTCGGTTCGTTCTTCGTTCCAAATGAGGTTGCGGTCACGGTGAGCTCCTTAGAAGCGAAAAGCCCCGCAGAAGCGAGGCAGAGGATGGGGAAGAGGGGTGCTTAGCGGCGACCCGAGAAGCGCAGGGCGCCCGACATGGCATCAGCAGATAGCCCGCGCCACACCGTGTAACCGGAAGGTGTGACGCCGATCCCGCCGTCGCCGTCTCGCAAGGAGAGCGCCCACCAGGTTGGCAGTTCCACCCAGCCCGAACGCGGCTCGAGGGCGGTCTGTGATCCGACCGACACGTTTCCGCCTGGCGTCGACGCGGACGAGTGCAACCCGACTTGTGGGGAGTTGCCAGAGGCCAGGCGCGGGTTGAGGAATATCTCGATCTTCGAGGGCGTCGTCCCTCGAAGCGCGTCCCGGATGCGGGGACCGTAGAACCACGCCCCGGTGTTGTTGTCGCCGTTGTACACGTCCGAGGTCCACCATCGACCGTTGAACGATCCTGACCCGGAAGCCATGACGAGCAGGTTCTCGAATGCACCGCCCTGCCCGCCCGGATTCGGGATGGCCGGTGTCGCGACCGGCGCGACCGAAAGCTTCCCCTGGATCACACCGGTTGCCCAGTTGATCTCCACCGGGTCGCCAATAGTCGGCACATAGCCGTCACGGTAGGCGAGGACGTAGACGATTCCGCCCGCATCCACGGAGCACTTCGGGGAGCCGCCCGCGGTGATTGTGCCCAGCGGCGGCAGTTGGGACGCTGGCCCGGTGACGATGAGCGCGCCGTTTCGACGTTCAAGCTGTACCGTCATTCCCTCCACCGGGGGATAAAACCCGGTGGAGGGAATTGTCACGGCTCGATCTCCCACGTTCACGACCGCGAGCACGCCATCCATTCGGACGAACACGCCCAGCTTGTGCCCCACATCAGGGATCGCCGCTAGCCGGTTCAGGATCAGCTCAGTATCAGTCGCCATCAGAGAGCCCTCGACGCCCGTAGGGTCACCGTCATCAGCTCCGAATCAGACATGGCGAACTTCACCAGGACTCCGCCCAGCGGCTGCGTGTGCCCCTCGACCGTGAGCGGGTCGCCTAACTCGAACAGAGGGTTGATGATGCACTGCACCGGCACGTCGAACTGCTGCGACCCGATCGATTCGGCAAGGACGGCAGCCACAGCCGCATCACCCTGCGCCTGGGTCTTCACAAAATCAGAGGCGTAATACCGGGTGAACTCGTCATAGTCACCAGCCGTTGCAAGGGGGCCGTTGGCAACCTCGGCAACCGAATAGATCGGGTTCCGGTTCGCATCCTCGAAATTGCCGACCACGCAGTTGTAGACGCCCTCAGTATCGACGGCATACGGGACATCTATCACGGTCCCATCAGGACCGATGATGAGCGACCCGACACTGGCGCCCATGGCATCAGAAATCACCGTGACAGCGCCAGTAGGCGTGATGACGGCGCGACCACCCAGCACGCCGGCAAGAGCTTGTACGCCCTTCAGTCGGCCGCCCTGCGTGGCCTCGTAGACGATTGCGGCCGGGATCGGCTTGTCGGGCATCGACTCGACCACGGGCATGTTCGTAATCCGGCGAATCTCGTCCCAGCAGGAGGCAAGCGCCGGCGGCTGCTCTTCCGAACGAAACCCGCGGCGTTTCAGGTTGACGTCGAGCGACTCGAACACCACCGAAACGGTCGACGCGATCACCGTGGGCACGCCATTGATGACGGCCATCTGATCCTTCGCGTACGGAACCGACGTGATCCGGAACCAGCCCAACGTGATCGTCTCCGAAAACGCGCCCGCCGTCACCTCCATCAGTAGCAGAATCCGGGCACGGAACGGAGACAGTTTCCCCTCGGCGCCCACCGGCACCAAGGACTCACCAGCCACCGACTGCCACACGATCGTGCCCGAGCCGCCCTGTTTCACCTCAGCGCCAAGGTCGCCGTCGAGCGACCATCCCGTGAGCGGGACATCCTGCAACACGCGGTCGGAGCCGTTGAACACGTCAGCGATCAGCCGGCGCGAAAACGAGCCCGTGAGGACCTGTGCGAGAGAATCAGAATGTGCGCGCATCAGGCAGACGCTCCGATCAGGTCATAGCGGCGGTTTGCCGCAAGGTTGGTGGCGTTGTCCGCCTTCAGAGCGGCATTGGTGAGGTAGTACGCGTTCAGGTCAGCATTCGTCAAGAGTGGGATGAATACCCCCGGTGCAGGTGGGGACACCTCGTCACCCTGCATTCGCCACACGATCGCCTCGCCGCCAAAGCGGAGGTCGAACGCCTCTTCCTTCGGGTCGAGGACGGCGGCGAAGAGCGGGGTGGGAATGCGCATCTTCATGCCCATCCCAATTCGTAGGCACAGAACCGGCGTCGTCTCGTCGTCGTAGGTCCCGACGAGCGCCGCCACTTTGTCAGCGTCAGCATCCGTCAGTGTGTAGCAGTCCATGTTCAGGCCGGTCACGCCGCCACGCGTCTCCGAAATGACTACGCCAACCCGGCGCCCCTTCGGACGGACCACAGACCCGAGAACTGGCCGGGAGATCGACCCCGCAGCAGTGTCGGCCATGACGACCTGCACGGCTCCCTGAGGGTCCAGCGGGTTGTGCAGGCACGTTTCGGCGATGTACAGGGTGACGGTCCCCGAGCTTGTAGACCCCAGGGGTACGCCCGCGGAGTCGAACATCTCTGCCCGATACTCCACCGGGACCCCGTTGTAGGGGATCTCCGTGTCGATGCGCGTGAGAGCGCCCGCCACCTCAGCCCGGATCGCCCCACGCATCTCGTACTCGCGGCCCGCAGCCTTCCGGTAGACCGTGACCGTGGCTGTACCAGGCGCGAAGGCCGTGAACAGAACCTCAGCGCGCGGGCACGGCTCCCAGTCGAAATATGGTGTCAGCGTTGGTGCGTAGCTCATACCTGAACCCCCCTGCGAATCTGACCGGCCGCCAAGTTCGACGCCGCGGTAACAACCTGGCCGGCCACGCTCGACACCTGCGCGAGCAGGTATTCGCCCGTGAACGGGTTCTGAACGTAGATCGCGCCCGATGAAGCACCCGAGGAACCGGAGCCGTACACGGATGCGTCGACCCGCGCCGTCATGCTCGAGGCCGACACCATCGAACCGAAACTCGACTCGAAACCCGGCTGCGAATCAGCAAGACCCGCACCGAACTCGTCACCGATCGCAAGACCAGCGCTCTTGACCGCACGCCAACCAGCACCCGAGAACGGGCCGCGCTTAGCCGGCGAGTGAGGGAAGAACCCACCAACAAAATCCATGACCCCGCCGATAGCATCACCAACACCGCCGATCATGTCCTCAATGCCGTCGATGAAGCCTTGGATGAGGTCGCCGCCAGCGTTGAACAGTGTCTCGCCCAGGTCGCCCAGTGCGGAGAGAACCATTTGCGGCAACTCGGTAAAGAACCGTTCCAGCTTCGTGCCAACATCCTCAGCACCGGTAACAAGGTTGATGAACCAGGAGATGACCTTGACAATCGCCCCGATGACCGCTGTAACCGCTGTGACAATGAACGTCAATGCTGGGATGAGCAGGCTCAGGATGCCCGACACGACCGCGATGATCGGGTCAAGAATGGCGACGATCAGTGCGATGAGTGGCGGCAGGATCGCACCGACCAGTTGCACCAGCGGTGCGATCAGCGACAGGATCGGGGCCAGCAGTGGGAGGACCGCGGCGAACAGCTGTGTGAACACGCCCATCAGAGACGAGATCAACGGCATGATCGCAGTGATAACCGAACCCAGGATTGGGCCGATAATTCCGACGAGCTCAACAATGATCGGCAGCAGGGTTGTGACCAGCCCCGAGATCAGGCCAACGAGCAGACCAGAGAACTCGGTGATCGACGGCAGGATCGCCGTCAACGCCGCACCAAGCGCGCCACCAACGGTTGTCGCCAAGCCAACGAACGCATCAACCAGTGCGGGCAGCATCGGGCCGATCGCCTGGAAGAGAAGCGACAGCGGCGAGAATGACTGCCACAGGGTTAGCAGTTGCGGGATCAGCGGGCCGAAAGACTCGCCAATCTTGCCGAACGCCTCACGAATGTTGAACAGCGTGTTGACAATGGCAGAATCCTCGTCAACCTTGAACGCGCTACGGAACGCACCCGTAAAGTCGCCGTCAAAGATTAGGCTCTTGAGCCCCTGCACACCCTCGCGCACACGAAACAGGAAGTCAACAAGCTTAGAATCTTCCTCAACGTTGAACGCCTCACGAAAACCCGTCGTGAACTTCCCGCCGATGAGAATGTCACTGATGCCCTTGATGGCCGGGGTTACACCTTGCAGTGCGGGGATCACCGAACGGTTCAGGAACCCCACAACCGTTGTCATCACGGGCAGCAGAAGCGCGCCGAACGTGGTGGACAGGTTCTCGAGGCCCGCGCTGAGGATGCGCTGCTGGTTAGCAAGCCCACCCGAAGTCTTAGCAAAGTCGCCCTGCTGAAGACCCGTCTGAGCCATGATCTCGGCCTGAGACGCAAGCACCTTCTGCTGTGCGGTCAGTGCGCCCGTACCCGAGTAGATACCCAGCTCGGTCGCCCGCGCCTTGAGAGCAGCATCATCAAGCAGGACACCATACTGTCGCAGCGGTTCAGACTCGCCACGCAGACCAGCACCAAGCGCCTCAATGGCCTGCTCCGGGGTCGTGTTGTTGAACGAGGCAAGGTCGCCGGCAAGAGTAATGAAGTCAGTCGAGAACCCTGCGAGGTCTTCCCCGCTGAGCCCTGCCGCCTTGCCGAACGTGCCGAAGACGCGCGCCGCATCCAACGTCATGTTTGTTGACTGGCCTAGTGCAGCCGCGGAACCTGCCGCGAACTTCTGAATGGTCGCATCTGCGTCACCGAACACAGCGGTGATTGCCGTGCCTGCCTCAGCAAAGTCGGAAGCGTTACTAACTGAATCGGCAACAATGCGACCGATGCCAAGAGCAGCAAACGCAGCAGCAAGGGGGGCGGCAAGCTTGCCAACCGACCCGAGCACGCCCGAGTGGATACCCTTGCCGGCAGCCGCACCAGCACCAGGGCCAGCATCCCCGAACTCCTTGTTCAGCTTGGCCTTGAGGCCCTTAGTTTCGGGCACGACATCGATAAAGGCTTGATACAGAGAAGCCATGGGTATCCTCCCGGTGGATTGAATGGGGATAATCCACCGGGAGAAGTGGGGCGAAACTATTCCGTGCTGTGCGGGCGAAGAATGGCGAGCACATCCGTTATGGACCGCTTCACCGTGTTCTTCCCACCAATCTTTGATTTCTTCTCAGGCCACGGGCGATGCCACGGCTTGAACACGTTGCGCTTCACCTTCGAGGCCAGCGTCACGTCATGAATCTGTGCGAGCAGCGTCCACTCACGCGAAACAGGGTTCTCCCACTCGGCAACCGCAGCCTGTAACCATGACTCCGGGTTGCGTAGGAGCACCTGCACGAGCGGCCACATCTCAGCGAGTGACACGTCATGCACGCCAACGTGGTACATGCTGCGGAAGTCAGCCAGCAGCTCGGGTGTGTGCCCTCGGACTAGTTGTCGGAGGGCTTGGATTCCCCCGAGTCGACACCCGCCCACTTGCGGAACAAGTTGCCAAGGTCGCCGAGGCCCAAAGACTTGATGCCCGCCTCAGTCGCCTTGTTCGCACGCGCGAAGAGGATCTTCTTGGCAGCGGCAAGCTGCGAGCCGACATCGCCAGACATGGCCTCAGCAACCTCGTCAATGTCGCCGAACGACAGACCGGGGAGCGTGTAAGGCTTGTCGTCAATGGTGAAAGAGTAGGGTTTTGCGGAGTTGAATGAGTCAACCATTTGGGAGAGTCCTTTACTTGGGGTGGGGGAGAGAAGGGTGAAGCAGTGGTCGACAGGCTCTCCCGATCCTGTCGACCACTGATCGTGCGCGGTTGCCTAGGCTCAGGCCCCGCGGGTGTAAGCGAGCGCGTTGGACACGCCCGTGGGGTTGGTGACAGTGACCGGTGCGGAACCAGCAGTACCGGCAGGCATGACCGCGTAGATGGTCGAGTCGTCATCGATGCTGAACACGGTTGCGGCGACCGCAGCGAACTTGACCAACGTGCTGCCGGTGAAGTTGCGACCCGTGAT